GAAGAAGCAAAGGCTGTTCTTCCTGGGTTTATGCTTGAGACAGTTTCCGCCACCCTGTCTGAGAGCTTCTGGACATTGGCCGTGCCATCAAAGACATAGACGCCATCTTCTGCGAGAAACATAAGCGCCCCTCTTATTTGCTGGATGCTGCTGTGCGACACGCAGCCAGTCCCGTCCACCACTTTCCTTGCGCGGAAGTCGGTAACTTGAGTAGCAGGGTTCTCACCCACCGCAACCATCAGCCAAATGGAGTCTCGCTTAAAGACAGCCATGTGCTCGCCAAGAGGAGCCATCCCGGTAATAAAGGAGTTGTCGTCCTCCATCAGTAGATCATTTGCTGTGTCGGGAAACACCTTATGGTAAGGAGTTGCTGCGCCCCATCTTACAGTGAACGGCTCGTCTGTCATGCCTGCCGCCCAGAGCCTATTTTTAAAATAGGAGACAAACCTCCCTTTGGGGAAGTTGGATAATGCGGCTATATAGTCAGGGTCGAAAGGAGCCTCGTCGCCCACAGCGAAGTCCCTGTCCTCCTTCGTCGCGCTTGTCGCAAACTTATCGGTTCCCGCAGCCATATGAGGCCAATCAGTGGTCGTGCTGTACCTCTTAATCTCCCCACCGTAAGCAACAAAACCCTCTCCAAACTGAGGGACCACCGCATGCGTAGCAGGGTGATCGTCTTCATAGACTCGCTCGGTAACGATACTGTTCTCGAAGTCAGGAACAATCATATCACGAAACTCTACATCAGTAGATATTGCCCACCTTATCCTTGCCGGACGAATCGTGTTGTTGTTGGTTACAAGAGTATAGCGTTTTGATACTGGAAACTGCCCGACAAACAACCCACGAACAACATTATGCTGTGGAGATATTACATGATACGCCGCTGCGAGGTTTGTAACCTCAGTGCTTGCGTCCATCGCTGTCGTGCTTAAGTCGGCTCTTTTTAGTTTAAATTGAATAAAGAAAGCGGTAACGCTGTTAATCGTTGAAGAGGCCCAATCCCCCGGAGGGCAGAAGCAGAACATCGACCGAGTATTATTGCCACCTATGTGTCGAGGAACGGCCTGGTATGCCGTGGTCCTGGTCGTCAATGAACCTCGCTCAATAACATTTAGTGGCGTAAACTCTGTCCCGTTCCAGTAGCTCGCCTCGTACCGCATCTCGTTGGTGTTCGACACCATCGTGTCGCTGACATCGAAGCCTATGAGCTTCCTGTTTCCCGTTACCCCTGAATAGGCTCCGCTCACCTTGTCGAATCCGAGATACCAAAAATGATTCTCCGCCCAATCGTCGAGGATCAAGGTTGCCCCCTCGGCATAGGTGACATACGGCGTTTCGGCTTCCGGCCAATACCTGATCATGGTCTGGGTTGTGCTGGTATTTGTTCTGTCGGACGAATGCTCGATAGGGAAAGAAACAACGCCTACATAGCCTGGACGCTGCTCAACAACGCCGTTGGGAGCCCATACGTTTGAGGCTTCGGCACACTCCTCAAGAGTCGCCAAACCTCTTTGCTGATTGATGCCGCGATGACACGTCAGCTTTACATGCTTGTATTGCCTTCGGCCCACTAGACCGCCCCCTTTTCTTCATTACGTCGTCGCGCTTGCCTTCGGTTTATTCTTTGAACCAGGAGGGCGCCCACGCTTTCTTTTAACTTGGCTAACTTCCTCCGCTGACCCCATAAGCATATCCATTACAGCATCAGCATCAGACTTGCCAGCAGGTACTTCGCCACTCATAAACTCACTAAATTCATCCCGTGTAGGAAGATGGTAGTCTGGGTTAGCAACCCGGAAAAACACTCGTTGAAGAGCAGCCCTCTTAGCCTCATCAACATAAGCCTGTATCCCGCTCTTGCCTGCGCGAATCGCCTCGGGGTCCTTTGCTGCCCGCTCCCTTACGCCAGCCTCGGAAGGCCCCACACTTGCGCTCGGGTCAATCAGTCGCAGATAGCCGCGCACATCGTCAAGGCCCCAAGACTCGGTAGGTTCAAACGTAGAAGGGGCTCGGCTCTTGATGATGCTACCACGAGATTCACTGACAGCATCTCGACGAAGGGACCACTGAGCAAGGTCTTTGGGGTATAGCCGGCGAGTAAAAGGAGGGAGTCGGAATCGAACCTTGGCTAAGTTATGAGCTTCGGGAGCACCGTCTTTAGCGGTGTACTCTTTCATTCCGCCATCCATAAATCGCTCGACAACCGCAGGCTCGCGCAACGGGTTGGGGACATCCGCCCAGGTCCATCTGCCGGAAGCCCACATCTTAGTATTCACAGTCTCGGGCAGCTCTTTATTCCCCGTGAAGTTTGCAAGCCACACCATCTCAGAGCCAGCGTTATAGGCGTCGGGCTCTTCCTCCATCTTCGAGACAAGAGGGCTTCTGTTGTTCAGGAAGTGCTCCGCAATATCTGAATCAAAAGATTTCTGAGCATGAGCATCGAGAATAATCTGCCGCCCTTTAAAGACAACGCTTTGAGGTACGCCTGTATTATTTTTTAATGTTACAATAGAAGCCATTATTTTTTCTCCAAGGTGTTGTTAATAGATTAAATCAGCCATGCCGGAATAAGTCGTTGAAATCCCTATGGTATCTGTGTGTGGACGGTTCTTGGAAATGTCTTTCCATAGGTCCATCCTTAAACTCTCTCGTTCAATTAGCCATGCCTGCGGCGCCATTTCGTCGGCTCGATTTCTTAAATCAATTGCAGCAGACCAAAAAATAATATCGTGGTGCTCAGGGGGGACTAGATTCGGCTCATCGTCATCCTCGACCATCTTTGTTATCTTGGGGAAATACTCAAACCTCAAGGTCTTGGTTGCACCTGGCCCGCTCTCGCCCCACTGGAGGGTGTTTCTGTTTAGCCAGAACAGGTCCCCCGTGTTTCCGAAGTCGCTAAAGACTAATTCGGAACCAGGGTTGGAGTTNGTAACGTCTGTGACGCGAATTATCTGCGCCCCTTGCAGCCGGGTGGGAAGNNCTAGTGTTGCGCTGCCCGCAGTCCATGAAACGTCAGTCGTTGAGATGAAGTATCTTCGACTGCCTTCCTGCCTGGCTCTTACATATTCGCGGCGGTAAGCCCGATTAAGAGCGCTCTTTACCTGTGCTAGGGTAAAGTCTTGGTCGGCCTGTGATGCGTTGAAGTTAAGTAGTTCTTTGGTTTCGTCTTGCAGTTCAGCAAAATCCATATCAGGCAACCTCTGGCGGAGCGTAGTAATCCGCTAGCTGGCCGTGAGTTCTCTCTGTTTTCTTCTCAAGCTTGGCTATGTCATCCTTGGCATGTTTGTTTGCCATTATGACTGTTGTGGCGTCGGTCTTATTGGCTTGGTAGGCCAGGTGATCTGTCATCTGCCCTGCGACATCGTTAGCTTTTGACTCAAGGTTCCGCCCTGCCTCAATCGCTGACTCCTGGATGCGCCTCTGAATTGGCACCATCCATCTACGAACGTCACTCAAGAATCTGCCACTAAGAACATCCTCGATAGACATGCCGTAGGACTTATCTAGTGTCGCCACAAATATAGGAACCCTGAATGCGGAATCCCAATCGGCTCTGGTCCCGCCTTCCCTGTTGAAGACAGGGCCTCGATTAACTCGCTTGGTGCGGGTTGTTCCATCGGAGCCCTCAACAGGGTCGGCAGTCCAAGGGAGTCGGAAGGTCGTAGGATCTTCAAACTCCTTAACATCAGAGATATGGTAGAGTTGCACCAAGGCAAAACTGCCCGGATTCAATTCATCCTCATGCGCCTTCTGACGCCCAAGCCAAGCAAGACGCAACTGAGGGTGGACCCTGTGAAGGGCTCTACATATCCAAGATGGTGGGTGCATAATACTACCTAGCTGATTCCACCGGCTGCCTGAGCAATCCAGATGCAGTAGATATCAAACGTATCCCCGCTTGTCTCAGGGTCAGCAGTAACGGTTGTTGTGGACTTTGCGCTAATAGCAACCCCACCAACGTCCGCTGCTGAACTTAAAACGGGAATAACAATATCCGGCTCAACCGCAGGTCCGCCGTGTGTAACTGCTGTCGCGTTTGCGTCATCAGTCACAACAGATAATTTATGAATTAAATAAGGGACAGAAGCAATAACCGTAGTTGTTGAAGTCCATGCCATAGTAAAATCTCCTAAACTCTCGCACAAAGAATATAAACGGTGCATGATAAGCTTGCACCGGTGCTTACAATTTTAACATCTTCACCTTTGGAAATAGTGTAGTTAGCGTCGTCAATATCCGCCGCTCGGTCCACGTCGTTGTCATTCGCAGCCTGAGTGACCGCAGAGACAACATCACTGGAGCCGTCTGTTACCTTCCATGTTCCGCCATCTGCCGATGTACCGATGCTCCATGCGTCGATAATGCGAAAACTAAAAGGAACATCAGAAACAACTACCGTTGTCCCTGCACCACTAATATCCTTGTTAAGAATAAACGTTGGAACACCTAAAGTATTATCAAGCCTAGCTAGCGCCTTGCCTGAGATTCCGCGTTTATCTGCCATAATAAATCCTCCTAACCTTCCTAGCACAAGGGGGCTCAAGGCCCCCTATAGCTTATATTTATTAATATGCAGTTTTCTTAGTTTCAGTCAGATCTTCAATCTTGCCACAAGTATGGCGCTCTTTAATNTANAGNTCCGCAATTTCCATGGCAGTTGCAGTCCAGACCCCAGAGGAGTCGGAGCGCTTGAAGATGCTGCCACCTTCTCGTCGCCAGCCTAGTTGCTTTTGAACCGCACGGTAGATCTTAGAGAAATCAGCAAAGAACATCTTGTTGTACAGAGCATCTGTATCAACCATGATGTCAATCTTGCCAAGAGAAGACTGGAAGGAAGCAACGGACAATCCGCCAACCTTCGAGTCAGGAGTTAATCGCAATTCACCTTCGTACAACTCCTCAACATTAATTGCCTGCCAAGAGTTACAAAGAACAGTGAGCCCATCAGACGGACGCTCAGAGCCGGTCCGAGACATAATACCTGCCAACATTTGCCGAAACAAAGATGGAGTAAGGTCACGGTTAGTTCCGCCGTTATCCAAAACAAGCGACGTATACCGAGGGTTGTTGGCAACGTTAATGTTCTGAAAGGATGTGGCTGCATCATCAATAAGCTTATCGAGGCCAGTAATGGCTCGATTTACCGAACCACTCCAAACCAAGAAGTCGCCCGAAGCAGCCGCAGCAGGAAGCGCCGAACTCCAATTAGTAAGCATTTTACCGCTTGCATTTGGAGCGCTCTCTACATTGCTAAGTACGTTTGAGCCATGGAGGGTGGTAATGTCAGCAGCATCCCGAACCTCATAGGTTCCACCATCCCACAGCATTCGCGCATCATCCACCTGCACATCACTGCTGGCGGAAGCTGGTGAGCCTGCGAGAGTGGCAACGGT